AAGTTCACGTGGTGCGCGGTTAGTTTTATCCATTTTCATTTCCTCATTTCTTCAGCAACTTTACGGGCGTACAGTTCCAATGGAACTCCCAACCGCTTAGCGATATTCACCTGGGTCTGCGTAAGCACGATCTTTTTAGGCGCTGTGCTACGGGTTGCAGGTGCAACAACGTTGGACTTAGTGCGTTGAGGTTTCGCATCAACGGACTCTTCGGCTCCAAACTGATCCGAGAATCTTTCCCTAATGTCAGTATTGATACGTCTATAGTATTCATCACTGCCACTTGGTATTCCTTCACCTACCAAATCTTCATGTAAGCCTAGGGCATAGGCTGTCATTCGCTTGTTGCTTCCAAACCACTGATTTTGGTCTTGCCATGCAAGTAGTTTTTCATCAACTGGCGCAGCTCTGGTGGGCTGTTGAGTGATTTGTACAGGAGTTTCTTCTTCCTGTAAAGGGGTTGGTTTAAAATTATTTACCTTATCTGCGCGAATTTTTGCAGTAGTGAGGGCTTCCTGCGCCTCAACTAACTTATCAGAATCACCAGATTCGTAAGCTTCTTTGTACATGCGCTTAGCGTTTTCTACTTCGCTAGACACTACTTTCTTGGCTTGCTCTAATAGTGCAGTCTGGTTCTGATTAACAGACCCCTTGAGTTTTTTGTTCTCCTCAAGCACGGATTGCGCTAAACGAATAGCTTCGTCTTTTTCACGTTCCGCTGTCTCTTTTGCGCGACGTTCTTCGTGATAACCCTTGGTAAAGTGCTTGATGCGCTTTTGTACACTCTCGTCGTACTTGGCCAACTCCTCATCTGTCACCTCTTTAGGAGGTTCAGTCATAGGTTTGCGACCACGATCTTCGGGGGGCGTGTCGTCTACGACTTCTATAACCGGTTTGTTTTCCCCCTCGACTTCAAACTCAACTTTGTCGTCAGCTTTCGCTTCTTCCTTGTTAACTTCGTCAGGGAATTTAAATTCTTCTCTTTCGGCCATGATTTACTCCTTAGTTAGGGCGTTGGATACCACGGGGGTCTTGCACAACAGCCTGAATGGAGTCATCATTGATGAGTCTCCACTCTGTACCATGAATCTTCATGCGGGTTCCGGTGTTAGGACGTACTAACACAAAGTCACCAACTTTACAGCTTGGGCCAGATGGAAAACGTTTCTCGTCTTTGAACGCATCAGGGCCAATCTTCGCAACAAACAACACGGGGGATAGAAGCTCCTCGTGGTACATAGCTGTAGCGGACTTTAAAATACCAGTCTCGCTAAACTCTTCTTCTGCCTTGGGCAACATACACAGGATGTGGTACGTCGCTGGATCCGGCACTTGTTTGGCTTTCTCTTCGGCGGAGGTGTTGAGCACACCGCTTAGATCAACCGCACTAACATCAAATTCAGTCATCTTCATATTCCTTAGTTTTACGCACGAGGTCAGCAAGTTCATACTGCGCGGTTTGCAGACCTCGGATAGTCCCGCACAGTTCTTTGTAGTGATCGTGGGATTTAGCTCCACCAGCACTTACAACATCGACCAACTGCTTGACGTGTTCCTCAAGCTTCCCGTTCAACACTTCAAGCAAATTAGCCATCATTCATCCTTTTTCGTAGGTTTGTTCTGCTGCATCGCAGCTCTTCTCGCGGCTTCTTCAGCGTGACTTAGTTTCTGGGCATGAACTTGCCCGCCGTGAGCCAGCTTCTGCTGATGCACTTGCCCGCCGTGAGCCATCTTCTGCTGCGCCTGAGCTTGTTGCATCATCATCTGTTGTTGTTGCTGAGCTTGCGCTTGCTGCAACTCCATCTGTTTAGCCGCCATCTCTAGAGCATGCAACTCTTGCGCTTGAGCAATCTCTTGCTGTAGTCGCATCGCAGCCAACGCTGGATCCTCGCCAACTCTAGCTGCGCTCTCTTGTGCCTTGAGTGACAACTCTTCAGCCTTGAGCTGCAAGTCACCCTTGACCTTAAGCGCTTTGATATCAGCTTCTTGTTTCTTGATCTGCAGTTCAGCTTGCTGCATCTGAATGATCGGATCTTGAGCCTGCGCCATCGCTTGCTGCTGAGCTGCCTTGGCTTTATCCATCTGCAAGAGCTGCGTCGCGGCCTGCGCCACAAGTTTAGACACCTGCACTTCAACGTTGTTATCAAGCTGTGCATCTGGTGCTGGCAATGTTGCACCCAACTGCTCTTGAACTTTCTGACGGTACGAGAACGCCAAGTGCTCCGCAACGTGGGCCATGATCGCGCCCTGCATCTGCTGAGCCATAGGGCTCTGACCAATCTGGCCCATGATCATGGGGTCCTGCATCATGCTGGTATGAACAGCAATGTGTGCATCGTGGTCTTGGTGGATGAACGCTTTTGTAGGTTTACCAGTCAGGAACGACATGTTCTCCGACACGGGGTCGCGTGGGGTCTGGTCATCATCAATGGGCACTAACTTATCTGCGTTCTTGATGCCAAGCACCTCGATCATCTGTCTGTGAAGTTGCGGCAAGTCATAGATCTGTGGAGCACCTTGAGCCAACTGAATCACAGCCTGATACTGCATGATGCGCTGAGCCATCGTTGCACTGTTGGGATCTGACACAGGAATCACTGACACCATGTCGTAGTCAGCTTGCTTCGCTTTTCTATCACCCTCAACTGGATCGAAGCTGTACTCTGGCGGAGTGTGATCACGAATGATGTCACGCAGGAGCTGAAACTCTTGCTTCATGCTGTAGTGAACACGAGCCTGAACTGCAGACATTGTCTTGAGCTGACGCTCCAAGAGAGCTAGCGTTGTACCGACAGGTGCGTTAGCAGACATATCGCTGATGTTCATATCAGCAATAGAACCCAGACGACGGCCTTCTTCTGTTATGCGGTCAAGCAACCCCGCCAAAACTTGACTTGGCTCTTTGTACGGCAGGGGCATGATGTTGTCACGCACTGAACCTGACGGCACATCTACATCACGGAACTCACCGGGGTTGATCGGCGTGTCATCTCCCTTGATACGCAAGCCGCGTGCTTTAAGGCCGCCGGGCAAGTTACTCAGTGTGCCCGCATCAACAAGTTGTCGAATCAGGGACGTACCAGCACGGGCGTAGCCACCGATCAAGTGAATCAAACCTAGACCATAAGCACCAAAACCGGGGACGTATGTGTACTGCACAAAGTGCTGGCGCTTTAACTTGCGCTTGTCATCTTCTTCCCAGTTGCGGCGAATAGCCAGAACTGTGTTTGTGCCACGCTCGATTGTGATGATATACGGCAGAGCGATACCATCTTCATCTTCATAACCGGGCAGGTCGTAGTCGATGTGCACTTCCAAGACTTGGTAGCGGTCATCGTCCGTCAGTGAGTAACCCTGATCCTCGGCTTTCTTCTTCTCCACATCTGTGTGGATCGAGACAGGCTCACCCAAATCTTCATCAACGTAGAAGCCTGCAACCTGCAACTTCTTCATCTCATTTTTGGTCTTACGCATCACATGCGTGAGTCGTTCAGCAGTGGCCGCGCTCGATGCACCGTAAGGTATGATGATGTCTTCAGCGGGGATGAACATCGCAATCTGACGATCAAGCGATGGGTCAAAATAAACTTTCTTGAATGCCGCGCCCGCGAGACCTAGGTTGTATAACATGCGCTCATGTTCTGGGCGATACTCAGTCATCACCTCGGTGAGCTGATAGTTCATGTCATCTCTTACACGCTCAGCCGCCTGCTCTTTAAGTTTATCAATTGCGCCGACGATCTCGGTTTTGACCGGACCCTGAGCAGGGAACGTTTCAATGATAGTCTCGCTTTGGAACCGTACAGCAGCTTCTGTGAGTACCGTTGAGAAAACACCGCAAGCACCGAGCCACGGTTCAGTACGCTCTTCATACTTCATCCCCAAAACATCAAGACCTTTGACATACATATCAACCCACTCTTTGCGGGAGTTAATGTCAGCATCTACCATCTCAATAATGTCGCTTGCTACTTTCGCCAGCTCGCTCTTATCCATGTCTTCTGCTAAGTTAGCATCAAAGTCCTCGGCCTTTTCCTCGGGCATCAAGTCAATCTCCATGCCGTCTAGTCCGATGCGAACACCCTCGGGATCCTCAATCTCTATCTCAATCACGGGCTCATCACCCATATCTTCCAATGCACTTAAACCCAGCGGGGCTTGCGACAGTGAGGGAACCATATTCGTAGCCATATCTATCCTTAGTAGTACGCAGCTTTCTTGCTGCGAAAATATCTTTCTTCTTCAGGCTCGTCGCTTGGCAAGCGAATAAACCCGCCTTGTCTAAACCGCATGAGCGCTAGTGTTGTTGAGTCAACCAAGTCATCATTTGTGCCCGACGGAAAGTCGTTGCATTCTTCAATAACTTCTCTTGCCCATCTGCGATCCGGTGCAAACACCACTCCACCTTGGAACAGTGCAGAAACCGCGTTCACCCGTGCGATCTTATCTTGTCCTTTACCCGGAGTAAACTCTCCGACAGGCACGCCCATCCGTCTAAACTCTTGGTAAAGCGCCGAGCCGTTGGACTTCTTCTCAACAATAAACACATCAGGCTCCCACTCTTTGTACTCCTCAAGCACCAAGGCTTTAAGGTCTGGGTACTCCAGTCGCTTCTTAATTGAGTTGAGCAAAATAATCGCGTAGTTGTTTGTCTCTTCGTTAAAGAACACACCCCACACAGTCAGAGCGTTGTAGTCAGCCCTGTTGTTAGATTCCTGCGCCGCGTCAAGACTCATAATCGTAAACTCGCACTGAGGCGGGTCGTCCTTTTCCCAAATCTGCCACCACTCCCGTTTGAGTAGTGCGCCTTCTTCAGAGACAGGGTTCTGCATGTACTGGGCCTGCCAATACCGGGGGTCCATACCTGCCTTTTTACCCAGTAATTCTTCAAGCGACCAAAAGTCACCCCACAGCGGCTTTTCATTCAAAATGGCAGGGAACTCTACAATCTCCCACTGGTCAACATCTTCCTCTTTGGCCATCTGGTTCACGATCATTCCGGTTAAGTCAAGTTTTGACCACCTTGTCATTACTATAATGATAGAGCCACCCGGCATAAGACGCTGGAGAGGGCCAGACTGAAACCACTCCCAAGCAGGAAGAAATACGTCCGGTCGCCCAGTCTTAGCTTCTTGTTCCGAATGAGGGTCGTCAATAATAAATAGATCAGCGCCACGACCAGCAAGAGCGCCTCCGACACCAATAGCAAAGTATTCTCCGTTGAAATTTGTGCCCCAACGTGACGCAGACTTACTGTCAGCTTGCAATTCGATCTGCGGAAACACGTCCCGATACGACTCAGAACCCACCAAATTACGCACTCTACGGCCAAAATTCACGGCTAAATCAGCCGTGTGAGAGGCCATAATGATCTTTTTATGCGGGTATTTACCTAGAAACCACGCCGGTGCAAGGTAAGAAATCATCTCTGACTTACCGTGACGGGGGGCAATGTTCACAATAACCCGTCTTTTCTTACCATTTGCAATGTCTTCGAAGATTTTGGCTAGTCTTTTGTGGTGTGGACCCACTTTATAGCCCGGATATACGTGGTCAATGAAGGTTAAGAAGTCATCTTTACCCACTTCTTGCACGGATTCACTGTCGTACGTCTTCAAAAGCTCCAAAGTATGGATTTTTTGCTCCAACGGCATCGTTGGAAGCGCGTCTTTGATGGCTTTTAGCTGTTCAGGCGTTATCTTCACTGCGGATTACCTTGGCCTGTACATCAATTGTGCGTTTTTCCAGCTTAGCAAGCGTCTCAAGCAGTTCTTTTTCCACTTCTTCAAGGGATTGCTGCTTGTGAGTGACTTCAGTGCGCTTTTTAAATGCATCAACACCGTCTACATCACCTAATGCCTTGATTGCACCGAGTCTGACGGTACTGTTTGGGTTCTCTGTTTCGGCAACGAGCTTGTTGACAACGTACAACTTGAAGTCTGCCAGCTCCCGCACGATCATGTGGTCGTACTCAGCCACCATACCGGCAAGATATGCAATGGTTTCGTTAGGGTACTTGGCTAAATCGGGTGTTGTTTTATTAGCAACAACCTTTTCCATCAACTCAAGGGCTTGGCCTCGGTTCTCAGGGGTAGGTTCTATGGGAGTCCCATTCAAATCAGAGATCATTTTGACCGTGCGGGCACGCATCTCAATCTCTTCCTTTGGGGAAAGAGGGGGCATAGCCTCGGTGGCTGAGGCTGGTAGCGGAATATCCGCTTCAACATTAGGCATCATCTGCATAAGAGGGAATCGCACTCCTATAAAAGTCAGGTACTAGCCGCTCAATCGCTAGCTTTCGGAAAAAGTCTTTGCACAGCTTTCCCTGAGAAATAAATATACCACATATTTGTAAAGGGTGGTAGGAATCCTACCCGGGGGGTGTTCCTATATTGAGGGGGTGGGGTAAACCCTAGACGCTTTTATT